GAGCCAGAAAAACAGCCAGCTGATTGCCCTGAACATCCTGACGCAGACCAGCAGCCAGGCGCAGACGCAGCTTTACGCCGCCGCCGAACGCAACGGCCAGCTGCTGCGCGACCGGCAGCGAAAGATTGAGGAACTGAAACGTGAAAATGAAGACCTTCGCCGCTGGAGCGATACCGCTTTGCCTGATCCTGTTGTCCGGCTGCGCCAGCGACCGGCCCTCGCAGGAGGTGAATCTTACCGTGAGTGGCTGTCCGAAAATCACCCGCTGCCAGCTGGACCCGGCAGCGCCGCGCACTAACGGCGACCTTCTGACCCTGCTGGACGAAACGGAGGCCGCCTGGGCGGCGTGTGCCGGTAAGGTCGATACCATCATCAGCTGTCAGGAAAAAGACGATGAACAAGCCGCAGTCCTTACGCAGCGCCCTGAATAAGTCGGTCCGTTACGTGGCCGAAAACCCGGACCGCCTGCACATGTTCGTGGACAGCGGTCAGCTGGTCGCCACGTCTGCCGCGTCCCTGTCATGGGAGTATCGCTACACGCTGAACGTGGTAATCACTGACTTCACCGGTGATCAGAACCTGCTGATGGCCCCGGTGCTTTTGTGGCTTCGGGAAAACCAGCCCGACGCGCTGCAGAACAGTGAGGCGCGCGAAAAGCTGTTTTCGTTTGAGGTCGATATTCTGGCAAATGACCGCTGCGATATCAGCATGGATCTGAAGCTGACCGAGCGTGTGATAGCGACTGTTGAGGACGGGAAGGCACACATTGAGGCAGTGCCGGAGCCGGACGCGCCGGAGGAATTCTGGGCGGTGAAACGTGGCTGAACTGCATGAAGTGGATGCCTGGCTGGCGGCGCTGTTGTCACAGCTGGAACCGGCGGCCCGGAAAAAGATGCTGCGCGAGGTGGCGCGCGATGTGCGCCGCATTCAGCAGGCAAACATCAGAGCGCAGCGTTCCCCGGACGGCACCGCATGGGAGCCGCGCCGCGTCACCGCCCGCAGCAAAAAGGGCCGTATCCGTCGCGGGATGTTCGCGAAGCTGAAAACAGCGAAATACCTGAAGGCGCAGGCGGGTGCAGACGCCGCTGAGGTTGCCTTTGTTCCGGGGGTGCAGAAGCTGGCCCGCGTCCACCACTACGGCCTGCGGGACCGGGTAAGCCGTCGCGGCCCGGTGGTGAAATATGCGGAACGTCCGCTACTGGGCGTGAACGGCGAGGTGGAAAGCACGGTGCGAGAAAACTTAATGCGCTGGCTAAGTGAGTAAGTTAGCGCATTAAATTTTTTTATTCACTTAAGGTAGTTCAGGGATTTTTTGTATTGGAAATTCGTTAAAAACCACTTTGAAGATGTTATCACAGGATTGCTTAGTTATTTTCCCTACTAAATCCGCGCAAACTTCATGTGCATAAATGAAGTATTTATGTGAGGGTCTCAGAATTGCAGCGTCTTCTGGAGTTCTTCCTTTGCTTTCTTTAACTTTCCTTTCATACACTTCGTTTTTCTTCCAGTCGTTATGCACCCCCAAATCTCTTCGTGATTTTATTTCAATATATTTTATAAAAGAGTCATTTAAACTTGATGGGTCAACTGAAAGCAGCCCGCATAGGGATTTCAGATACTCCTTAGGTGGCATGTACATTATTTTATTCAAATATTCTTTAGCTTTAAACTCAATCAGCTCGTCTCTACTCATTTCTATTGCTTTCTTAAAATCGATTTGTTCGCCTGAAATTTTCTGAGGATATTTCTTCAAAGCCAACATGGAGATTTCAACTAGAAACTCCTCAAAAGCTGATACTAAGCTGATGAAGCACATGCTGCGCATATGGTTATCAACTACTCTACCAAAAAAGTCGTCTTTTACGTCATTATGCAAAGTGCCTAAGTCTTTAACAAGTTCACGGTAATCACGTTCGAGTTCCGGAGGTTTGTTATTCAACGTATAACTTATTGCGCTATTATGAAAAATAATAGTTGAGCAAAGTACACTAACAATATCGAGATACTTGTGTGCAATAGTGATTACTTTTACGCGAAGTTCTTCATCCATTATAAGCCCCAACAATAATTAAGATATTTACAATGTACAGTCTATCACACAAGGCTTTTAAGATGACCATTCGGCATTATTAATAGACTCTATGATACATGAACGAAAAACTCACCGAAATTATGCGCCTTATCACCAACCTGATCCGCACCGGCACCGTGTCCGAAGTGGACCCGGTGAACTGGCTGTGCCGGGTGAAAACAGGCGACCTAGAAACCAACTGGATTAACTGGCTCACCCTTCGCGCCGGTAACACCCGCACATGGTGGAAGCCCACCGTCGGGGAACAGGTCGTGCTGCTGAGCCTGGGCGGCAATCTTGAAACTGCCTTTGCGCTGCCCTCCATTTATTCCGAAGCCTTTCCGCCGCCCGACTATTCAGAAGACGGCACCACCACCGTGTTTAAGGACGGCGGCTGGTTTCAGTACGAGCCGGAAACCGGCCAGCTGCTGATAAAGAACATCAAAAGCGTGCGCATTGAAGCGGCAGACGGCATTCAGCTGATCACCGACGCGCTGGGAATAGAGGCCAGCCAGACACGGATAAACGGTGACACCACGATGAACGGTGATGTGACACACGGCGGCGGTTCAATGCGTTCAAACGGTGTCGTGGCGCATACCCATAAGCACGGCGGCGTGAAGTCCGGCGGGGACACGTCAGGAGGCCCGCAATGATGTATCTCGGCATGAACCGCGACACAGGCGAAGCCATTACCGACATCGAACACATCCGCCAGAGCGTGCGCGACATCCTGATCACCCCGGAAGGCAGCCGCATTGCCCGGCGTGGTTACGGTTCGCTGCTGTCGGTGCTGATTGACCAGCCGCAGAACGACGCTACCGAACTGCAGGTGATGGCCGCCACTTATACCGCACTGAGCCGCTGGGAGCCGCGTATCCGTCTGGCCTCAGTAAGCATTATGCGCAACCAGGACGGCTCAATGCAGGTTGATCTGAGCGGCCAGCGCGCCGACGGCTCACCGCTTTCTTTGACGATTTCAACGGGGGTGAACAGTGGCGGTAATTGACCTTTCCCAGCTCCCTGCACCGCAGATTATTGAGGTGCCGGACTTTGAATCGCTGCTGGCAGAGCGTAAAGAGGCGCTGATTGCGCTTTATCCGGCGAATGAACAGGCCGCCATGCGCCGCGTGCTGGCGCTGGAATCCGATCCGATTGTTAAAATCCTGCAGGAGAGCACCTACCGGGAAATCCTGCTGCGCCAGCGCATTAACGAGGCGGCGCAGGCGGTGATGGTGGCCTACGCCATTGGCAGCGATCTGGACCAGCTGGCTGCCCGCAGTAACGTGCAGCGCCTGACCGTGACCCCTGCAAATCCTGACGCGGTGCCGCCGGTGGATGCGGTGATGGAATCGGACGACGCGCTGCGCGTGCGCGTGCCGGAGGCGTTTGAGGGGCTGAGCGTGGCCGGGCCGACGGGCGCGTATGAGTTTCACGCTAAAAGCGCCGATGGACGGGTGCAGGACGTGTCCGCCATCAGCCCGTCACCGGCGGCGGTGCTGATCACCGTCCTGAGCCGCGAAGGCGACGGCACGGCGGCAGCGGATTTGCTGACCACAGTGAACACCGCGCTGAACGAAGACAGCGTGCGCCCGGTGGCTGACCGCGTGACGGTTCAGGGGGCAACCATCCGCAGCTACAGCGTGAAGGCCAGGCTACACCTGTTCGACGGCGTGGCCGCCGGTCCCTGCCTTGAGGCGGCAAATGCGAAACTGGCCGCTTACCTGACCGAGCAGAAAAAGCTGGGGCGCAGCGTGCGGCGTGAGTCTTACGGGGCGGTGATGCGCGTGGCCGGTGTGGACTGGGTGGAAATCACCGAACCGGCGCAGGACATCATCATGGACCGCACGCAGGCGGGCCACTGCACCGGCACGGACATCTCCGTGGCGGGCGATCAGGGGGTGACATGAGCAACAGCAGCCTGATGCCGCCCGGTTCGTCTGCGCTGGAGCGTCGCCTGGCAGAATCCTGCAGCGGCATTTCCGGGCTGAACGTGCCGCTGCGCGACCTGTGGAATCCGGCCACCTGCCCGGCGGGTTTTCTGCCCTATCTGGCCTGGGCCTTTTCGGTGGACCGCTGGGACGAAAGCTGGACGGAGAGCGTCAAACGGCAGGTGGTCAGCGATGCGTTTTACATTCATCAGCACAAGGGCACCATCAGCGCCATCCGTCGCGTGGTGGAGCCGTTCGGCTTCCTGATCCGGGTTATTGAGTGGTGGAAAACCGGTGAGCCGCCGGGCACGTTCCGGCTGGACATTGGCGTGCAGGACCAGGGCATAACCGAAGAAACCTATCAGGAACTTGAGCGGCTGATCAGCGATGCAAAACCCTGCAGCCGCCACCTGCTGGGAATGTCGATAAACCTGCAGGTCAGCGGCGAAACGCGCATAGCGGCGGCCAGCTATGACGGTGATGACCTGACCGTTTATCCGTATACCCCGGAACTTATTTCCGTCAGCGGCGCAGTTTATGGCGGCGCGGCGGTTCACGTTATTGACCTGATGGAAGTGGGACCATGACACAAAAATACTATGCAATTGTCACCAACCTGGGCGCGGCGAAGATTGCTAACGCCGCCGCACTCGGTACAAAACTGAATATCACGCAGATGGCCGTGGGCGATGGCGGCGGCACGCTGCCAACGCCGAATGCCAGCCAGACGAAGCTGGTTAATGAAGTGCGCCGCGCCGCCATCAATACGTTGAGCATTGACCCGGCCAACGCCAGCCAGATGATTGCCGAACAGATTATTCCCGAAACATCGGGCGGATTCTGGATCCGGGAAATGGGACTCTTTGATGCTGACGGCACACTGATCGCGCTGTGCAACACGCCGGAAACCTACAAACCCGCACTGCAGGAAGGCAGTGGCCGCACGCAGACCGTGCGCATGATTCTGATTGTTAACAGCACCGACGCCATCACCCTGAAGATTGATCCGTCAGTGGTGCTGGCAACGCGGCAGTACGTTGACAATATGGCAATTGAAGTCAGGCAGTACGCTGACGGGCTGATGAATGACCACCTTAAAGCCGCTAATCCGCATTTGCAGTACCTGCTCACGGAAAATGCGCTGAAAGAGCTGAAAGACGCCGGGCTGATTGCTAAGGTGCTCGCAAACCTCGGCCTGAAAGCGGCGGCGCAGCGTGAGGTGGGAACCGGCGTTAATCAGATACCCGATATCAGTGCCTTTACCGGCGGGCTGCTGACCAACGGCTGGGCTAAAATACCGCTCGCTGGCGGGGCCTCGCTGATTGTGCAGGCGGGCAGTTACTCTTCATCGGATTCGTCCTCACAGTCGTTCAAGCTCAACTTTCCGATAGCTTTCACGAAAGGTTGTGCCGGGCTGGTGCTGACCGCGTGGCAGGGGGACGGCGGGGTCATTTACGGGCATACCGGCAGGAATGCAACCGGCGCGACCATCAAGCGCGCATCGGTGAATACGCCATTTTACTTTGACTGGATTGCCGTGGGGGAATGATGGAAACGTACAGCTACAGCGCTGACAGTAACGCTTTTTATGCCAACAGCCTTAAGGCCAGCTATAGCGACTGGCCGGAAGACGCCGTAAAGGTCAGTGCAGAAACGTTTGACGAATACAGCAGAGTGCCGCCGGAAGGGAAAAACCGGGTAGCCGGACCGGATGGGCTTCCTGCCTGGGCTGATATTCCGCCGCCTACTGGACAGGAAGCGATAGAACAGGCGCAGTCTCAGGCCAGTGCGCTGATGCAGATTGCAGATGGCAAAATCCGGCCACTTAA